AAGAACTATTAACATGGTATACAGAAGAAGATTGGAATAAGATGAATGACATGCTGGATCATGAAAAAGATGAACAGTATGGATATGCCAGCATCGAACAACTAATCGAAAAGTACCTAGTGCGTAATCGCGCCACAAAGGAGATTTATGAAACACCTCAAATACGTTACATTATCGCAGCCGCTACAGTCTTCCATAAAGAAGAACCTAACACAGCTCGTATGCGATTTATCAAAGAATATTATCAGGCGGCTTCAGACGGTCTATTTACTCTCGCTACTCCTGTACTTGCTGGTCTGGGGACTCCTACCAAGCAGTTCAGCAGTTGCGTCCTCATCAGATCAGACGACGACCTAGACAGCATCTTTGCCTCAGGCGAGATGATGGCCAAGTATGCTAGCAAGCGAGCAGGCATTGGTTTGGAGATTGGCCGTCTACGTCCATTAGGTAGTCCCATCAGAGGCGGAGAAATCATGCATACTGGTATGATCCCATTCCTAAAGAAATGGTTTGGAGATTTGCGCTCATGCTCACAAGGAGGTATTCGTAATGCAAGTGCTACTGTATTCTATCCTATTTGGCATCTTCAGTTTGATGACCTTATTGTGCTTAAGAACAACCAAGGAACAGAAGAAACCCGAGTCCGCCATATGGATTATGGGGTCGTGCTTAGTGCCTTCTTCTGGAGACGATTTAAAAACAAAGAAGACATAACATTCTTTGATCCTAACGAAGTTCCTGACCTATACGAATCGTTTTATAAAAATACTGCTCTGTTTGAAGAGCTGTATGTAAAATACGAAAAGCAGAAAGGTCTACGTAAAAAGACTATGAGTGCTGAAGAAGTATTCAAGTCAGGAATCTTGAAGGAACGTACAGACACTGGTCGCATCTATCTAGTGTTTATTGACAATGTCATGAACCAGGGTCCGTTTGATCCAGAGTATCATACTATCTATCAAAGCAACCTATGTTGTGAAATCCTATTACCTACAAAATCTTTCAAACGTCTAGATGATGCTGAAGGTCGCATAGCGTTATGTACATTAGGAAGTATCAACTGGGGAGCATTCCGTAATCCAGAAGACATGCGCCGTGCCTGTCGTGTTTTACAACGTAGCCTGTGTAATATTCTTGATTATCAAGACTTCTTGTCAATACAGAGTAAACTAAGCAATGATGAAATACAACCATTAGGCATTGGAGTTACTAATCTTGCCTACTGGCATGCTAAACGTGGACTCAAGTACGGAGAGAAAGATGCACTACAAGATGTAAAAACTTGGATGGAGCATCAAGCATTCTACTTGACAGAAGCCACAGTAGAATTGGCCAAAGAACGAGGTGCTTGTCAGCATAGCTCACAAACCCGATACGGCCAAGGCATTTTCCCCTGGGAAACAAGAGCCAAGGGATCAAACGATCTTGCTGACTTTGCACCTGAATTAGATTGGGAAACACTACGTGGTAATATGAAGCAGTATGGTGTTCGCAATGCTACACTTATGGCCATTGCACCAGTTGAAAGCTCAAGTGTTGTTATAAATAGTACCAACGGCATAGAAATGCCTATGAGTTTAATTAGTGTTAAAGAATCAAAAGCAGGTTCGTTTGTACAGGTTGTTCCTGAGTACCATAAACTCAAGAGCAAATATCAAATGATGTGGGATCAGAAGGACTGTGATGGATATTTAAAAACTGCCGCAGTTCTAGCTGTGTATGTGGATCAAAGTATTAGTACTAACACATTTTATAATCCTGCACACTGGGCAGACCGTAAGGTGCCAACTACATTGATTGCTAAGAATTTGATGCAGGCACACTATTGGGGATTGAAAACTTTCTACTACAGTTTGATTAACAAGGCAGGTAGTAAGGCCAAAGAAGAACTTGTACAAAGTGTTGCACAGACCTATGTTGAAGTTGACTTTGAAGAAGATTGCGAGGCATGTAAGTTATAATGTTGGAAACTATCTGCGAAGTCTTAGAAGACGCTTATAAACGTAATTGGATTACCAGTCGTGACGGCAATGTCAGTATTCGACATCACGACCGTGATCACTTTTATATTACACCAAGCGGTGTGCGTAAGCAAACACTACAACCTGATCAATTTAAAAAAATTAAGATTAATAAATGGATCAATAGCGGTAACGGGACTGGAGTATTTGGTTATAGTTGGGAAGAATTAGAATATACTGACATTAGCTCAAACTTAACACCTAGCGGAGAAATTCCTTTACACTTTGGCCTACAAAAAGAAATGGGACAGCATCACGGTGAGGTTCGTGTAATAGTACATGTCCATCCTACTTACTGTATTGCCGCAATGCATGCCGGCATAGACCTCAGTACTATTAGCGATGCGTTTCCAGAACTTAATCGCTACACAAAGGTAGCACCCAATGTAGGAGATGTAAAACCAATTAGTCAGGAGCTTGCTGATCAGTGTCACTATAGACTAGAGTTAGATGACCGCGGAAACATTGCTTATGACATTGTAGGAATCAAGGGACATGGGGTAGTTGCAATTGATACAAGCCCCTGGCGTGCCTATGAGCACATAGAAAGATTAGAACACATCTGCAAGATAGTACTTGCATCAGGAAAATATTAAATGAGCAAACAACAATATAACTTAAACACAAAGACAGACTACTTAAATCGCAAGATGTTTCTTGACCCTGCAGGCCCAGTTACTATCCAACGCTTTGAAGAAGTAAAGTATAAAAAGATTGCAGACTTTGAAGCTACTGCACGTGGTTTCTTTTGGCAACCAGAAGAGATTAGTTTGACTAAAGATTCAAATGACTTTAAAGATGCTAGTGATGCTGTCAAGCATATCTTCACTAGTAACTTGCTACGTCAAACAGCACTTGACAGTTTACAAGGTCGTGGACCAAGTCAGATCTTTATGCCTGTGATCAGCTTACCAGAATTAGAAGCACTAGTTTATAATTGGACATTCTTTGAAACTAACATTCACTCAAAGAGCTACAGTCATATCATTCGTAACATCTACAATGTGCCAAAGGATGTGTTCAACACAATCCATGATACTAAAGAAATTGTAGACATGGCGTCAAGTGTTGGAGAACACTATGAAAAGCTACATCGAATTAACTGCATGAAAGAAATGGACGGATCAGTCAATGAGAAAGAACATATCAAAGCCATATACATGGCCCTTCATGCAAGTTATGCACTAGAGGCATTCCGCTTTATGGTATCATTCGCTACAAGCCTTGCTATGGTAGAAAATAAAATCTTCATAGGTAATGGAAACATCATCAGCTTGATCCTACAAGATGAGTTACTACACAAAGGTTGGACTGCTTATTTGATTAATCAAGTGGTCAAAGAAGATCCACGTTTTGCACAAGCCAAGACTGAATGTGAAGCTGAAGTCTATGCACTATATATGGATGTAATTCGTGAAGAAAAAGAATGGGCAAATTATCTGTTTAAGAAAGGACCAGTTATTGGTCTTAACGCTAATATTCTTCGAGACTTTATGGACTACACCGCAGTAGGTGCCTTAAAAGAAATTGGTATCAAGTACACTAGTCCTGCACCAAAGTCAACTCCAATTCCTTGGTTCAACAAGCACGTTGACACAAGCAAGAAACAAACTGCCTTACAAGAAAGTGAATCAACAAACTATGTTATTGGTGTAATGAGTGAAGCATTAGACTATGACGCTTTACCATCATTATAAGAGAGAAATATGATTACAGTATATTCAAAAAATAACTGTCCATTTTGTGACAGAGCAAAAGCCCTATTAGAAAGTAAAGGTGTTCCATTTAAAGTGATTAAGATGGAAGACGAGCCCGATGCACGTGAGTTCCTTGTGGACCAGGGATTAAGATCAGTACCACAGATTTTTAAAGATGGCATTTTGTTGCCAGGTGGCTATCAGGGACTAGCAGACAGAGACGAAGAATTTTTTACAACACTAAAAGGTTAATATGATTATAGATAAAGGCGTGATGACGGGCGAAGTGGTTACATTTAAACTAACTAGCGGAGAAGAACTAGTAGCAAAACTAGTAGATGACGGTCCTATGCACTATAGACTAAGTCGTCCAATGGTTATTGCTATGGGTCCAAACGGTCCAGGCCTAATGCCCTACTTGTTTACAGTCAATCCTGACAAAGAAGTCAAACTAGCTAAAAATACAGTTACAGTTGCAGAAGCCACTGAT